ACCACACTTTGTGCATCTGGAAATATCGCTATCTGGTATGTGCAACGCTTCGGCTATATTTTTAACACCTACTGCGCCACAGTCCATACATTGATAAGCCTTAAATCCATCAGGCGTATCGAAACTTTCTAGCCATAAGAACTCAGTTTTGCGCTTACAGCCATTACATTTAAATTGTGGGTGCATTATGGTAATATCCTTATTGCCTACAATGGCACTGAGTACATACCAAATACTTACCATCGTGCATAAGTCTGTCATCATTACAGCTCATACACTTATCGCCACTTGGCTCTATGGTTATCTTGTCATTTTCGAAACGTGCTAGATAACCTGAGCCATCGATAATTTCAGCGTATCCCATCACTCGACTCCCTTCTCGCTTGGAAAGAACCAGCTGCCTGTGGCATCTTGCTTAGCCCAGACTGCGTGCTCTTTGATTTGTCCACCACAGACATATCCATAATACGGCTTGTTAGTTGCCTTGGTTATGCCAGTTCTTAAAATATGCCCTTTGTCGCAACACACTACTGGTGGTTTAGGTGCTACTGGTGCTTTGAACTCAGCTGATCCCCACTGCACTGGATCTTCTAATTTATTCTCGACCGCAAATACTGCTCCATTTCCAGTATTAGCAACTCGTTGCATTTCTGTGCGGCTAGGTCTTGAACCCTTCTTCGAATAGATGTAATTAGCCAAAGCCCTACCGATTGCGCTGCTCTCTGCAAGTTCGCAAGCAAACTTATTAAAACTCGAACCAGTACGGATCTCCGATGCCCAACCAGTCGCAACTGGCATTGAATCAGCCGTAGTTCTGTAGAGACGAGCCACAAACACAAACTCATCTGGATTAGCATTCGGGCGATTGATAAGCTCTGTCTGAATTGACCCGTCTTCATTATCTTTCCACCACTTCTCTAATCTTTCTTCAACTGTTTCATAATCTTCTAAGTTAAATGCCATTAGTCATTCCCCCAGGTGTAATTGACATCGAGTTCTGCTTCTAGCACTGTCTTGTATATCGAAACGTAAGCAATGGCATCCTTGATGCTGTCCTCGTGATTTGGTGATTCTGTAAGCCGAGAAACCTTGACGAGTGCCATACATAATGCAGCTTGACTTGCTGAAATTGGATGATCGAGGTATGCCGACCAAAGTTCACTGATCCTTTTATGGTTATAGTAAGGATGGCCGTAGACCGCTCCGCGTTCGTGGATTGTAGTTGCAACATCTGCTAATAATTTCTCAGTTGTGGTTGTCATAATCAAACACCTCGTCTGACTTCTTCTTTATATTTGTCATACGTCTGTGCGAATCCCAACCCGCCTGACGGCCTTTCCAGTAACCTGCCTGGAATGCTGATTCTTTGATCTTGTACAATACCCACCATACAGCTGATAATCCCATCAATGTATATAGATATACGTACCCAAATTGCTTTAAGTCCTCGTACATTTGTAGCCCTTCTATGCTCACGCTTTGTGGCATAGGAATAGTGTCTCACTTGTGTACGACTTTGTGGATTATTTCGATCGTTTATTTGATAACGATTAGATAACAAATTATCTGTAGAGTTTGCCCTCAAATATGAATGAACCATCGCCATTAACAGGGACAGTAATAACCTGCACCTTGCGATCCTTAATATAGGCAACCGCGAATCCTGTCTGCCAGTTGGCATAGCCCCTTGTGTAGGCCATACCGCTTGACCTTAAATCTACCATACATCCGACCTCAACGCCCCATACAGTACGCCCAAATTGGCCTTTAGATGCCTCTGTAAAGGCCGATTGGCCTATTCTGTGTGTGTGCCCACATACCACGCTCTTTCCGTGTCTCCTAGCCCCATTTAAGGCCGTTTGACCAGGTATCTGAGATATGGGAAAGGTGTCTCCGTGTACTGCTATCCAACCAGGTGCAAAGTCAATACCCTGTGGTGCAAACTTGATGCCTAATTTGTCATAGCCCATAAATCGTTCGTACTGCATCTCTGGCAGATTTAAAAAGCTTGGCAGCCGTCTCTTAATTGATCGATAAAGTCTAATGCCGTGGTTGCTACCGACCACATCTGTAACGCCAAGATAGGTCAACACTTCTTGTGTTAACTGTCGATCATCGTGGATGTTGCCGACCATCTCATCAATCGTGCCAGCATTAAAACCACCTAGTTGTGGCAGGTCAATCTCATCGCCAATACAGATCGTGCGATGTGGCTTCCATTTACCCAGGAAACGGCCTACTGATTTAACTATTGCATCGTTATAAAATGGCACTTGGAGATCGCTGACAAACGCTATGCGCTTAATCTTCATCCTCATCTGGAGTTGGGATACGTGGAATAATGCCTTTGTCGCCCACTACCCAATCAGGCATAGACTCTGGGCTATCCATTAGATACAACGCAACAGACTCGCTAAAACCAGCCTTGCGTGCAGCCTTGTACATCTCGTGCTTAGCAATATAAAACACTTCTAGCTTAGATAAAGGCTCTGGAGTCTTGCGGACTCTGCGCCTGTTAATTTTCTTGCGCTTGCGTGTAGTTGCCATAATAAAATTATCGCTTACTGATTAAAACAAAGAGATCATCGACACGCTGTTCTAATCGTGTTAATTGATCTTTCATAGATGACCCACCATTAGGTCGCAACTCATTAAGCCAGCCTTTAACTAAAAAACGTAATCCGACTAGCACGCCTGATAGCACGGCGATAACGCCTGCGCCAAAACCAGCCCATTCTGCTGGACTCATTTCGCATCAGCACCGAGGCCATAGGCACTGTCGGATTTATCTAAAGCCCTAACTGCTGGGCCTGCAAGAGCTGAGATGACTACAGCTGCAACAGGATCTAAACCTAATTCATTACTTGTTAAGAATGTTAAGAATGATACTAATACGCCTCGTGTATAAGACTTAATTACAACTTGTTGCTTCTTACTTATTTTCATATCTTGCCCCCCAGTAATGGGATATCGAACGGCCTTCCGTCGGTATCGCCTGCCTTGGTAAAACTAATGTGGATGTGTTTGTAATGCTTGTTAAATCCTTTGTATGGTCGCCATCTATAACCCAGGATCTTGCTTGCTATCTTGCCGTTATGGATTACATAAGATATGCGTTTATCGGTTTTTGCGCATTCTCTGATCTGGTCAGCCAGATAAATTGACATTCCTTCGGATGTATCCAGCCTAGAATCAATATCAATGGCTCTGACACACCCATCGGCGTCTGGATTATGATTCGATTTTTTGGCACTGTGACGAGCATCGCCCAACCACCCATCACTGGTAGTCCTGCGATCTGGATACCAGGTATTAACGGCATCTCTTAGCTCCACACCAGCAGCGCATAACCAAGGTTTCAATTTATAGTAACCATCACTTGCATTACTCCCGAACCACTTGCTGCAACGCCATATAAGGATTCGTTATCAGATAGCATCATAGATAACTTATCGCCATTATCCATTAAGTAGCCAGTAGAGGTTGTAACTCCTGGCCCACCCACATAGATAGTGTGTTTTGAATGCAAATACACCATCTGGTCAGCTCTATTAGCTGTTACTAATAGTGTTGGCGTGGTAGTTACAGTGACCTGTGATGTCTGTGGCATTAGCTTAACAGCAACCTTGCTTCGTCTTCACTGATACCAAGTTTGTCTAATAGTGCAGCTTTAGCTTTATTTTTCAATTTGGTTTCGGCTTGTGCTTCTGTAATGCTTGCCTCTAGTTTTTCTCTTTCTTTTTTCTCGGCAGCAGTTTCATCACGCTCGGTAATAGTTTCCTCGCCTGTTAAAACGTTAAACTCTTTTTCCGTAATTTTCATAATTGCTCCTTATGCGCTTGCGTAAACATAGACTGTGCCACCATCAAAATTACCATTTGAAGAAAATACTGATACGCTAGAAATTGTGCTTGAAGAGTTGTAATATCCACCAATAACATAATTTTCTTGACCATTACTGGTAGAAGCAGTAGAACCAGCTGCAGAATTGTAAACTTTTACTCCAGAACTGTTACAACCGCTTAATAAAACATATCCACTGACATTTGATCCTGCATTTGCAGACATCCAAGATAAACGGATTTGAGCACCAGCACCAGCAATCGAATACTGGTTTGTTGCAGCGTATGTTGCTGCCCAAAGCATTGTTGTTCCATAAACATAATAGTTGTTTCCTGTGTCGGTATTCAATCTAACGGATATAAGACTGCTTGCGTTTACAGACGAAGCACTATCAACAAGAACCATTATCTTGTCTTGGCCGCTGATTCCTGAAACAGTAATAGTTTGTGCCCCTGTTAATGCAGTGCCACCAGCATTCAATAAAGACCAATTAGATGCAGTGGATGATGACTGAATATAATCAAAAAAGATTGCCGCACTTGAACTGGTA